CGGGATAAGCAGAAGTATAGGGCAATCACAACACGAGCTACAACATCCAGAAAAATATAGATATAAATGGCAAATAAACGAGCTTAATAGTTTTAATAATGTGTGTTTGAGGTGTAATTATGATTAATATAGATACAAAAATAATGGATTTATGGGCGAATAAATTCAGTAGTCTGTTAGTTTCAACACCTTGCGTATACGATAGTAATGTACAGTGCGGTATGTTTGGCTGCAGGAAGTATAATAAATTAAACAACGAGTACGCAACTTACAGCAACGATATATTAACACTACAAGAAATGGGCGATATTAAGATGGTAAAAGATGCGTGCTCCGGAGTGTATAGCAACAAGGACTCACTAGATGGCAGTTATGATATTATAGCCAGATCAAGAGAAAAACAAATAACATCGAAATGTAAAAGGATAGAGGTATCGCATAACAAGATGATTAAGTGTGCTAAGAGATTAGTTACAATGAGTGCAAAAGCTAGAAATTTATTAAAACAGTGGGATAAAATGTGTGCTAAATAAAACTGTACGAACTAAATAAAATAGCTAATAAATGTATAAATTAATCGTTGCGTAAGTGGAGCTAGTCAACCAACTAGGGGCGGTTCGATTCACTTACGCAACACAAATAAGGGGGTATTATATGATGATAGTTAAAGAGCCAACAGGGGAACAATGCAGTAAAAATGAAAAAGTATTTGAAAGTGATTTGCAGTTAGGATATGCAATATGGTATCCCCAAATGGGTGGTTATGCAGGTAAAGCAGTTGCATTAATAGACAAAGGCTGGAAATTATTTAAGAATGGTTCAGCTGATGGTGGTTGCTTAGATGTTTATATTTGGCATGATGGACAATTTCCGTTCGAAAGTGATGTTTCTGACGCAATAATTATACACCATTGTAATCCAGCGCAATTTATTGATTTTGGGACTATACTAAAAAGATTAAATGACGCTCAATGTATTAAGGAGGGCATATAGTATGGTTACTATAAGAAACTTAAAACAAATAATCGAGAACTTACCATTGTAAGAAATACGAGGGGGGTATATGCGCGATGTAGATGGTGTAGTAGAGACTATTATAAGTAATAAAGATGTAGATAAAATAATACAAAGGTTTAAAGTTTCACGGAATGGAATAAATGATAGGATAATTAAAATAATAAAAGATGCTGAATTAATATCTTATGAAACAGATAGTAATGGGTATGTATCTAAAATCAAAACTAGATTAACCCCTGAAGATGATTTATTTTATGGTATTTATTTTTATTTAAAAAAGAGGGAGATTATATCATAATGGCATCAGGTAAACGCCTAGAAGGCGAGACAATGCAACACTATAGAGCTAGATTAAAGGCAACCGATATAGTCTCAAAGCGTCATATTGTATGCTGGAATAGCACAACAGGTGGAACGTTTAATAAGGCAGAGGTTAGAAAGAAGCTGGAAATATTAAGGGAAGCCAAAAGGGCGATAAATGACAAAAGCAGAAATACTAGCTAAACTGTTTGATACAATCGGCAAAGAGTGCGAGCTAGAAATATATGTGAGTTTTAACAAAATAGCTATAATATGGTTTGATGATGAGGGGCCATTGTATAGCAAGATGTGGGAGTGATTATATGGGAATAATTAAAAAGTATATATTTAGTTATAAGTTATTTAGAGAATTTGAAAACTCAAAAATAAAATCACTATTTAAAGCCTTTGCCATTGAATTAAGTGGTAGGGTAAAAATTAGTAATAAGTATTGGAGATAATATGGGATATAATAATATAGGATATTCTTCTGCTCCAGCTAATGATTTAGTATGGTCGGATGAAGAGCCAGAACCGCTAACAGGTGATGGAGTAAGTTTTGATGGTGTAGTGCCAGATGATGAAGGATATCTAAAAATTCATGCAAATAAAGGATACAGTTATTCAATAGGTGATATTAAGTCTCCTGATTATCCTAAGTATGATGATGCAGCAGCTTTCTATCCAAAGCTAAATATAGATAAGAAAATGATAGATGCTTGGAGTAAATTAATCAATAAGCAAGGCGGTAAAATACTAATGACTAGCTCTCCGATGGGATCTAGTTGGTTTTACGAAAAATATAAACATAGTAACCCAAACAAGGAGAAGCAAATGAACAAGACAATCGCAGAGTTATTTAAAGATAGTAAAGGTAGTGATATGATGCTAGTAAATATGTGGTTTCCAATGATAGGAGAAACTAGAGCTGATGTAATCCTATGGGAAGGCAAGCAAGGGGAATTACTTGCTAAAGCTAATGAACTAGAGGCAGAGTCTAAAAAATAACACTAACAAAAGGAGGGCAGTATGTGGTTTAAAAGAGAGAAGTCTTTTTGTAGTAAATGTATATACCTAGAAGGTACAATATTTTGTAGGAATAAATATAATAACGATACAGCATATTGTTCAAGGAAAAATAAAAACGGTAACTGTAGAGACTTTGAGCCTAAACAGATAAATACAGGTGCTTTACTTGCCAAATTTGAGAAAGAGCAAAGAGATAAAAACAAGTTGTTTGCGGATAGTATCGAAGAGTTGACTACAAAGATCAAGAAACCTAAGAAGAAGGGGAAATAATTATGTTTGCATTTAGATTGGAGTTATTTTGTTTTGTGTTTATTAAGGAAAAGAGATTATAACTTCTGTTTTACATTTTACGATATAGGGATTAATACACCGTTATTTAATTTACAGCTGTATAAACATATTAATATTTCAAAGCATAAGCCAATATATTCATGTTTTAAAAGCGGACTACTAAATCTATTTAGAGGTAAAAGCAAATGAACTATAACAGCATACCAAAATCAGAGTTAGCCAAACTAGATAAGCTGACATTTAATAGACAGCTTTATCCGATAGAGATACAAAGGACAGCCAATCTAGCACTTAGAGCGTCTAATGATAAGGTTGATAAGATGATGGCTGATAAGCTAAGAGAGGGAGGTTATTAGGATGCAAACCATTGAGGCAATAGAAAAAGAGATAGCTAGGATATTAGCAAAAGAAGAGATAACCCCTAGAGATTTAGATAATGTTGATATATTAAGAAATGCTATTAATGAGATAGAGCATATAAAATAAAGTGTTGCAATAATGTACACTATTTGTTATAATACAACGAAAGGGGGTTTTTATGCGTACAGATTTAGAACTTTTAAAGGTAATATCTGATATTATGCACAGAATTAAACGATCAAACATGGCTATAAATTCAATCAAGATTAATCTAGCTGACGAAATACTTAATGTTACTAGGGAGATTAATAAATGAAATACATATTAATAGTTATAATGTTGCTAGTTTCAAGTAGTGTATTTGGTGGCGAAATATCAATAGATGATCTTACTAATATGGTTGTTAGAAGAATTGAAGCTCAGAAGCAAGTAGAAGCGCAAGAAAGATCTGATGCTTGGTTTGATTATATGGAAGATTATTTAAACAGGGCAGACACAGATTTAGAAATATTCAATAATAATGGCTATATTGGATACAGGGCTAAGCCAAAGAATAACGAAGAAGGAAAAAAATGGTATGTTTATGTACTGTAATATTAAAGCGGTGAGCTTTTATCGGAAGAATAGGGGGAATGTATGAATAATGAGTTAGCTCAGGCAATGAAAGAGGAGATACCATTTGATCAGATAGATTTTGCCAACTACTCTAAGGATTTTAATAAAAAACTAAAAGAAATGCAAAAGTGGGCTAGACAAAATGTTAAAAATACTATTAAAGCTTTAGAAGAAGGTAGGAAAGCTATATTAAACTCTAGTATACATTTTGGACCAATGGGAAGTAGTTTATAGTAAATAACATTTATATATAATTGCGGATTAAGCTCCCGCTAATTGAGTATCAAAATTAAGAGATATCAGGCATATGCCCCTGGTGTCTCTTTTTTTGTTTAAAGGAGAAAATGAGATTAGTTAAGAATACATTACCATTTATACAAGAGATGCCACTCTGGGATTTAGGCAAAAGAGAATGGATTAAGTTTATTCTCTGGAAACGCCAAGTGGAATTTCTCGATCTTATCCACAATAACCGCCTATGTATCCTACTTAAGAAGCGTCAAGTGGGGGGTTCTCAGCTTACAGGGGCAGATAGTTTAGCACAATGTATGATACTAGATAATTTTTCCGTTCTTATTCTTTCCAAATCAGGTGATGATGCAGTGGAATTCCTCCGTAGAATTAAAATAATGTATAAGATGATGCCCCTTGATATGCGTATGGCCAGCCCACTAGCAAGAGACACAGAGAGCGAAATGGTGTTTGAAAATGGAAGTAGGCTTATATCTGTATCGGTTAATCGTGGTGAAGGTTACACAGCAGATAGAGTGATTATAGATGAGGCGGCCAGAATCACTAAAAGAGAATCACACATTACACTAGATGCAGTATTAAACAATGTTGAGCCGGTTGTAAGAAGAGCCAAAGGTCAACTTATCCTAGTATCTAAAGCAAGCGGATACAACTTATTCCATAACTACTACTGTAAAGGCAAAGATAACGAATCAAGTTGGAAAAGCTTTTTCTTTTCGTGTTGGGATGATCCAGATTTTAGCAAGGAAGACAGAAAGCAAATTGTAATAGATCAGGGCGAAGATATAGCAAATGAGAATTATCCACGTAATGATATGGAAGCATTCTTAATGTCAGGTAGATGTTGTTTCAATAGAAGCAGACTTAAGTTGTTTATGGATAGAGATTTAATCAAACCACCTAAGAAAACATTTATTGAGAAAATAGACGAAAGAGTGTTTCTGAAACTTGATGATGATGGTTGGCTAGATATCTATGAAGATCCAATAAAAGATGTTGCTTATGTAATTGGGGTTGATGTTGCGGAAGGAATAGAAAAAGAAGGTATAGCTGATAGCAAACAGAAAACAGACTTTTCGGCTTTGGGTGTATGGAAGAGAGTAGGGGATAAATATATTCAAGTTGCTAGGATGAAATGTAGATTAAATCCTAATCTATGGGCAGAAGAAGTACAGAGAGTAGCTTTATTTTATAACTATGCTTATGTAGCGGTGGAAAGAAACAAAGATGGCTTAGGTGTGCTATTGAGACTTAAAGATACCCTTAAATACACTAACTTACATTATGACGAGACATATGATCCAGATGTTGAGGTTCGTAAAAGAAAATTAGGATGGTCAACAAATAAAGTGAGTAGACCTGCAATGATTAGAACTGCAGATGCTTTAATTCGTGAGGATAGAGTTATTTTTAGAAGTAGAGAAACATTATCTGAATTTATGACATTTGTTACAGATGCAAATGGTAGGTCAGAAGCGCAAGAAGGTTGCCATGATGATGAATGTATGGCGGCTATGATTGCCTGGGAAGTGTTCCCAAAAGCACCAACTAAACCAAGAAAGAATTTAAGATATAGCAGTTATAAAAGCGCAAAAAGAATAGAAGATCAATACGCAAAAAGTACAGGTTATTAAACAAAATAAGGTAAAAATATATGGAATATGAAGAAGAGAAATTTAGCAAGAAAAAGTTTGAAACTTATCTTTGCGAGCAAATGAAAAAGATTAAGGAAGATAAGGATCAGTCTAATCCTATATTTGATCAATTATATATGGATTGGCGAGACATTAAAAAGAAGAAAACATTGCCCTGGGTTGGTTGTGCAAATTGGTCTGTGCCTGTAACTTCTTCATTGACCGATGCAATTACGCCTAAGATAGTTGAGGGGATATTTGATAAGAACCCTATTATTGATACTAAGGCAGTAAATACTACAGAAAACGATTATAGCGATAAAGTTAAAGAATTTATTATTGATTGGGATTTATCAACTAATGATGGATTAATGCAGGAAATTTGGATGTTTATTCAAAACACTTGTATTTATGGTACTGGATTCAATAAGACATCTTTTGTGAAAGAGCGAGCAGTAAGAACAAATGAATATAGTGCGTATGTTGTTGATGGCAGGGTGATTAAAGACCAAGATGGAACACCTATTCCAGAAGATGAAAGGATTACAAAAGCATATACAGAAAAAGGCACTATCTTTGAAATGACAGATGTTAGTGAAACCGAAGAATACTGGAAGAAATATAACCCATTATCTAAAACACTAGATATTAAGAAGGTTTATTGGTCAACTGATGCAGATTCAATAGTTGATGCTTTCAATACTGGAATTGTAGCGGAAGAATTTGAGGAAACTAAAGATAATCTTAAGCGTAGATTAAAGGATGACCCAAAAGGATTATACAAGAATTTGACCAAAGTTAAGATTAAGGAGATTGAAAACGCTAGCGATTCAAATAATGATGATGATGCCAGGAGAAAAAAAGCACTAGCCTATAAAACCAAGAAGATTACCTTTCACGAAATTTACTGCAATTATGATGTTAATGATGATGGATTCGAGGAAAAGATTGTGGCGATTATACATTTACCAACAGGCACATTACTAGGATATGAGGAATTTCCTTATGACCACGAGAAATGCCCTATTGTTGCAGGATACATAAAGCCAGTGCATAACAACGTGCTAGGTATTGGAATACCTGAAATACTGTATGATACTAAGCACCAGATAGATGCAGAACACAACGCAAGAACAGATAGAAATTCTCTTAATAATAATAAACCAATGATGTACACAGATGAAAGTGGTTTTAATGTTGAAGAGCATAGATTCGGACCTGGCAGAAGATGGGGCGGTATAAAAGATTTCAACCAGATTAAGTTTCTTGATACTCCAGACAATGAGATTAATTCAATAAAGGAAGAAGAGAAACTTTGGGAATACGCGCAAAGAAGATCAGGGCAGTTTGATAATTCATTAGGTAAATCAGACCCAAAGAATCAAACAGCAACAGGGATTCTCGCATTACTAGAAGAAGGTAATATCCCAATTAGGCACTTTATTAGATGGATTAGCCTTGCAATAGCCGAGATAGTGAATCAAAGATGGGCTTTATATAATCAATTCTGGGGCAATGCAAACGATAAAGAGATTGATAAATGGGTTGAGGAGATTCTCGATAGTCCAACAAATCCACTAGGCAGAGAAGATAAAGACGCGTTTAAGCAGAAGATGAATATTTATTTCACAGCTAGTAAAGAAAGTAAAGCTCAACAGTTAGCTAAAGCACAAAGTAGCTATGATATAGCATTAAATAGTCCACTATTGCAACAGTTTCCGTTTGCAGTAAGAAATTTAACGGTTGATTTATATAGACAAATTGGACATACAAACGCAGAGGAAATGGTCCCGACTGAGCAACAAATAATGGATTATCAAGCAAATGTACAAAAAGAAGCTATTAAGAAATTAAGAGAAGAGAGAGGGCTAGAGATTCCACAAGCCCCAACACAAGACGAATTAATTCAAGAGGGGAGTATTGATAATGGCGAACAATAGGATTGAAAGAGCAGAACGAATCAAAAGACTTATGCAACAAGATGGATATGCTGATTTAATGCAGGAATGGGAAAAGATTAAGCAAAACTGTTTAAAGGGATTTGAGAACGATAATTTATTGCCTGAACAGTTAAAGGAGAATCAATTAGTTTATAAGCGTATTTTACTTTGGCTTGATATTCCTAACAAGTTTATCCGAGATGGAGAAGAAGAGATTCATAATTTAGAGCAAGAACGATTACAAGAAAATGAAGATGGTAGACCGTTAAAAGGCATAAGTTCGCTTTTTAACAGAAAGTAATTTAACGAAGGATACCCGCAAGGATTTCTTCACACAACAAAAACAGGTGGATACCCAATAGGATTTCACGATAAGGAGATTTAAAGATGGAAGCGGAAACAGAGTTTATGAATGAAGAGATAGCCGAAGATGGAGTTTCTTCCGAGACAAATGTTCCAAGAGGTGCAGATGGATCAATAGTTTTACCTGGTTTTAAAGAGGAAGAAGCTGTTGAGCCAGAACAGGTTACGCCAGTTAAAGAAGTTGTGTCAGAACAGACAACCGAAGAAACTGTTAGTAATTTGGCAGTAAACGATAGTGTGCCAGATAGTGTTGATAATACAGGTATGATTTCGCAAGAGAATTTTAGTGCGTTTCAAGCTAAGAAAGACAAAGAGGTAGATGAAGCTAAAAGGGAGAAAGACGAAGCCCTTAAAAAAGCTGAGTATTACTCTGAGATTATTAGCAAACGTGATGCAGTTGTGGATACCAAGCCAGTAATTAATCAAGCTATTAATGCCCCTACGTTACCTACAGAGGATGATTTTTTAGATGATCCAGTAGAAGCTACAGACAGAATGTTAGAGCATAAATTATTTATGAGAGATCAAGAAGCAAGTAAAGCAAGGTCTAGTAAAGAGATAGCGGATAAGGAAACTTGGTATAAAACTGAACACGAAAAGGATGCTTTTATGGTTGGCACTAGATATCCAGATATAAAAAAGACAGATAGTGCTTTGTATAAAAAATCATTAGAAATTCTTAATCGTGATAGTGAAATAACAAAAAGCCCTTATTACGAGTCATATATTATTAGTCAAGCTGCTCTTGAACTAGGGATTTTACCATCAAAACAAGCAAATACAGTAGAGAATTTAAAGCAGACAAAACAGCAAGTAAACAAAAATAATAAGAGCTATGTAATCGGCAATAAAACAAATGTTTCAAAAAACACCACAGAAAGCGTAGACACAGAAGCTTTTGGTAAAATGAATCATGCCGAACAAGATAAACACATTAAAGCTCTTTTTGATCAAACACAAGGAGGATAATAAACAATGGCAACATTAAATACAACTACCATAACCGAGCTGGATTATGCGATTCAGGAGTTATGGGAAAAAAAGGTAAGAGAAGATAAAGCAAGAGTAGCGTTTTGGGATAAGTTTGAAGGTGCAGAAGGTTCAGGTATGCCGATTTCTAAACGTAATGATTTTAGTAAAGAACCTGGCGATGTAATGCATATTCAAGTAATGAGTGAACTAGAAGGAGCTGGAGTTACAGGTGCAAGCTCACTAGAAACAAACGAAGAGAAACTTGCGTTAGCGCAGTTTGATCTAACAACTGATTGGTTAAGACACGCTGTAGCGTGGGATAAGAAAGCCAACAAAAGAGCCAATTTTGACTGCATGATGGCTGCTAATCCTAGATTGTCTAGGTGGGCTGCTAGATATACTGATGCGGAACTATTTAAAGAGATTTTGGATAACACAACTAATACTATTTACGGTGGGACAGCTACATCCTCTGCCACAATAGCAGCTAGTTCAGTTTTTGGAGTACCTGAGTTAGATAAAATTAGTTTAGCTTTAAGGCGTCAAGGTGCGGAACCTATTAGTATTGAACGTAAAGGTAAATATGAAATGCCTGTTTATGGTGTTGTAATTTCAGAAATGGATTTATACAACCTTATCCAGGATGATGATTTTACTGATACTTTAGCTACAGCAGGTATCAGAGGCGAAACTAACCCTTTATTTACAATGGCTTTCGGTATGTTTCATGGAATGCTGATTTATACTCATAATGGTATCGGTGGATTTCAAGGTAGCCCATTACGTCCAGAAGCAGCTATTTATGGTGCAAGCAACACAGCAGGGGCAGCAACTATTACTGTTGGAGTTAGTACAGCTAAAAATTACACTAAGTTCTTTGCAGATGCAGGTACTATTTCGATTGTTCGTAGTGATACAGGAGCTAGAGAGTTTGTTACTTATACAAGCAAAACAAATAACACGTTTGTTTGTGGTGCAAGTAGAGGTCAAACTTATGGTGGTATTACATCTGTAGCAGCAAATTACGCCACATTAGCTGGTAGTTTAATCACGCAAAACAATCATGAATCAATCCAAATCGGTTTTGGGGCAGAAGTAGCAGCAAGATCATGGACACAACCGTTTAAAATGGTAACGCAAATAAGAGATTACGAATTTGAACATGGTGTTGGTATTGAGGGATGTTTTGGACAGGCAGTTATCGAGAATTTTGACGGTGATACGCCAAACTCAGTATTGTGTAAATGTTACGGATTAAACCCAAATAAAGCTATATAATTAGCGAATAATAGGAAAGGAGAAAATATAAATGAAGAAATTTTTAATTAGTTTGATTGGATTGCTTTTAGTTCCATCAATGGCTTTTGCATTGTCTGGTTATCAGTCTGATCAGAGCGTTAATGTAACTGCCGGTAGTCAAATTGTTGTTGTTGGTTCTGGTGTATATCTAGGATGTGAATTTATGGTAACGAATGCTGATGACCAAGTAGCTATAGTAGATGCCTCATCATTAACAACTGATACAGCTATCGGAAATGATAGAGTATTGCTTGATAAAAGAACACCTACAGCTAAGGGTGAAATTAGCGACTTAGCACCTGCTGGTGGTATTCCATTTAATGATGGATTATGTGTTCATTTGACAGATAACGGAGTTGACGGTGTAGTTAGATTTAAACTAAACCCTTAAAATATTAACTTTGGTGGGGGCTTCGGCTCTCACCAATACTTTAATTATGTTTGATAATGTTTTGAAAATTATGCTTTTTTTGAGTGCTGTCTTTTACAATATAGGATTTGGTAGCACACACAACGCGAATAACACATTTTTCTGTGTGTTTGTAGCTAGTTTATTTGTTGCATCATTATTCAGTAAACAGCAAAGAGAATTACCATATAAGCTAAAACTGTTCATATTGGCTATATTTTGCCTATACGGAATAAACTTATACTTATCTAATTTTAGTGTAAAAATATTTAACAATATGACACCACAAATCTTGATAGTTTTTGCATTTGTTCTTATCGTTAAATATTGTTGCAATGTTAAGGAATGTGCAAAGTTTATAGTGTATGGCTTAATAGCTAGCTTATTGCTATCAATATGTCAAATATTAGGATATACACCTATATTCAACGAAGGTGGATTCTTTGGTAATCAACCTAGATTCGGTCCGTACTTAGCTATAACAATACCCCTAGTGTTTTTACTAGATAACATATATATCAGAAGTTTAATCGTAATAGGATGCCTTTATGTGGCTCTAATAGGAAACCCAGAATGTACTGTACTATTGTCAATTATAGTTATATCTGTATGGCTCTTATACAAAAGATTTATGCGAGCGTAGCATTATCTTTAGACATAAGACTTGAAACAGCTAAGATATTTATTAAATGTATGCTTACTATGCCGATTAGTGGGTATGGTTGCGGACAGATGCCTAATATGAAAGCACCTGCTAATCCAAGTGCAGTTTTAGAAGCAATTACAGGGCTAGGCGTTTTATTTGTACCGTTATTTGTGTATGGATTATACCAGTTAATTAAGATTGAAAATAACAATGTGTACAGATTATGTACACTTTTAATAGTGCTAGTAGGATGTTTAGAGTATTTGGATATGATACCAAAAACATACCATATTTTAGCAACAGTACCAGCATTTTTAATGATAACAATAATAGATAAAAAGGAGAAAAAGTTATGAAAAAAGTACCAATGAGATATATAGGGACAAGAGCAAGTGTAGTAAAAGACATAGGTGGATACAGATTTGTATTTAATAGTGATAACAATTTAATTGCAGATGTTCCAGAAAGATACATAGCAAAATTAATGCGAAAAGGTAAATTTATGCCTGTTGTTAATCAGCCAAAACCAGTAGAAGCTGAAGAAGTTGTAGAAGTAGTTAAGGCAGAAATTAAAGTAGAGCCAGTTATTAAGAAAGTTATAGCAAAGAAACCAGCACAAAAGAGAACAGTAAAGGGTAAATAATATGAATTTAGCGCAACATTTAGATAAAATTATCAATGAAGTTGGTTTGCCAGATGTGGTTAATCCTACTACTAGATTTCTTATTGATGCTATAGATGATGCTGAAACAAACATAGTATCTGAAACGCACGTTGTTAGAACTTCAAATATATTTGACTCAGTAGATAACACACCAACATACAGCCTAGCAACATATTTGCCTAAAATAGTTAATTATCATATTGATAGCATTTATTACTCAACTACGGATTCAACAGAACGCAGACCTTTAACACTAGCTTTAACCTCTGAGCTAGATTTTAATGTAAGAGATTGGAGAGAAACAGACAATCTTTCACCTGGATATTATTATATAGACAAGGAAAAGGGTACTCTTGGCATATCACCTTATGAGAAAACAGTTAAAACAGGCACTAATTGTATAGAGGCAGTTTATCGAAGCACACATACTAAAATGGAGACTTTTTATACAACTGGCGATATTTCTATTACTAAAGGATTAAAGGCAGTTACAGGCGTTGGGACAGCGTTTTTAGCTAATATATCAGCAGGTGATGAAATAGGTATAGGAAAGTTACTTGATGATGATACTGCGTTCCCAAAAGCAAGCCAATGGTATACGGTTGATGCTGTTACTGCTGATGATGCACTAACAATAACCACAGCGTTTGCAGAGACTACCGTTGCAGGTGGAAGCTATATTGCCTCTAGTGTTTCATCCATAACAAACGAAGCACTAAACAGAGCTTCTGTATTAATAGCCATAGCTAAACATTTCTTTGTTGAAAAAGAATATCAGTTATCAGAAGGATATGAAACCAAAGCGACAGCATTAATATCAAAAGAAAACGCAAGAATTAAAAAAGTATATGATTTGAATAGAATAAATATACCAGATGATGCTATGCCTTATCCTGGTAATGTTCGTGGAGATTATCGTGACTGAGTATATCAGAGAGCTTAAGGGATTAAATAATAGCGTAACGCCTAATATAATTGATGCTGAAAATGCGTCTAATATTAGTAATTTACTTATTGATGATCCATTGAGTGCGATAACCAATAAAGGAATAGGATTTACTAAACAAAATACCGTTTCTTTGGTTGAAAAGGTAGTCTCTATTTTGCAACTAGGTAAAGCAGAAGATAGTTTTGTTATTGCTGGTGATGCCGAACAATATTGGAAAAGATTTACTCCTGTTGCTGATGCTGGGGCTTTAGGTAATATGCTAGCTTTTTTTGTTTATGATAGCAAAATATATATGTATGTTGGTCAGTTTAATTATACAACATATAATTATGATAAATACGAGATACAGGTTAAGGATTTCAATAACACTTTACTTGATAGGTTTGGTGCTAGAGGTGCTGGAAATGTTCAATTTGACGGTGATAGTAGCAGATTATGGATAGAAGGAGATAAGATTTATATTGCAGATACCAACAATAATAGAGTTCAAAAACTCGATTTAGATGGTACTTATGATACACAATGGGCTGTTATAGATATAAGTGATATTAAAATATATGACGATCTAGTTTATGAGTCAACATATGACGCCCCTTTTTATGTTCATAATAAAACAGGTGTTCTACAAAGAACATTTAATACTACATTGAACCGTTTTTTCACTGTTTATGCTGATACAATCCACACAGGCAGTATTGGAGATACAATATCTAAATATGATTTATTGGGTAATTTAACAGGAACAATTACATCTTCTGAGGGAAATAGCAGAGGGTTAACTGCTTTCAATAACATTTTATACACATCAAATACATACTCAATAAGCAAGTTTAATTTAGCTACTGATGAAGAAATAATAACATACGGAGTTGAAGCAGCTTTTTGGGAAAACTCTATTAATAAATTTTATAATAATGGCGCACTTCAAGTATACACAACTAATGGAATAAGTAGATTATGGGTAGGTGATGTTTCTGTAGGCGTTATAAAAACTATATTGTGAGGAATTATGGCAACTAGACATATGTTATTTAAAGGTGAAACAACTGGAATCGATAAAACAGATCAAGATTATCAGAATGCACAAGCAACGCAAAATATAGATATTTCAACTCTAGGAAAGATCAGCACAGCAGATATAGGATTTGTAAAACAAAATAGCACAGCTTTAGCAAATGCTATAGTTTCAATATTGCAACTAGGTAAAAGTGAAACAATAGTTCATGTAAACGACCTGTAAGGAGAAGATAATGGCAATACCAGAAGGAATTTTAATAAGAACAGATACAGACCAAAATAATTATCCTGACGATATAGTTTTTGGTAACTTCGCATATTATATGAATGGCGGGATAAACTTACCATATTATGCAGACGGAGAGAATATTTATACTTGGATGCACGAAACACCAGTAGAAGTGCCAACAGAGACTCACGCTGGGGCAGGCGGTCAAACTGCTGCTGCTGGTGGGTTCTTATACGCAATTACAGAAATAAACGCCAATACAGCTAAAGGATTCAACCTTACAACTGGCAAATATTTACAATGCCATGAAACAAACTTATCGTCAAATAGCGTTGTTACTGGTAATTTCACAGCTAAAGATGTAATTATAACAGTTGGTGCTACTGCATTAAACAGCGATATGACCCATAAAAATATCTATGGTAGCCTTGATGGTGGCGAGATATTCTACTGGTTAGGGGTTGTGGCAGTTGGAACTACAACTTTTACTGATACTGGAATAATTAGAGCGATAGCTAACGTATATGGTGCAATAACAACAGCAGTTGATGGCACAAGCTCATACGAACAATATAATTATCCTACATGGAATCACGACCTAATCACAGCATCAAATAAACGTATATTTACCGCAGGTATTAAGAAATATAATACAGGTACAGTTACTACAAACGGAACAACTACAGTTACAGGTGCAGGCACTTCTTGGAATAGATCACTAGAAGCTACATTTTTTAGAATTAGTAGCAAGAAATATTTGATATCAGATGTTGTAAGCACGACTGAAATAACATTATCAACCGCCTATACTGGTACTGATGGGGCTGGACAATCTTACGAAATATTTGGAGAGAATGATTTATTAGCGTGGTCGGCACTTAATCCTGTAGATAGTCATCCTATGTGGTGGGCTTTCCCTTTAACACATTTCTACGAGGTTAAAGATAGTGATAAAACAGGGCTTAAAGCGTTGTCTATGATGGGAGACAAGCCTGTTACATGGAAAGAAGATAGTTACACTATTTGGTCAGAAAATGGCAACGATATGATACCAGTTAAAAGTTCAACTGCGATAGGCACAACCGCTAAAAAGGGAGTTGTGGAGACAAGCAACGGAACTAATATATTTATCTCACCTAATGGATTGATTTATGAGGCAACTGGTTGTATCTCGAGATATTTGGGAATAGATTTAACTAAGTCTGTTGATGGAATTGAGCAACAAAGAATCAAATATTCACAAGCTGGATGGTATACGCAAAAGCAATATTTTATGATGTTCTATACCTCGGATGGGGCTACTGAACACGATAGGCTACTAATATATGATGATAACATAAAAGAACACGTTACATGGCAGATTGAAGCTAATTGCGTAGGATTCATTGAAAGCACAGAAGATGGGGACAAAGTAACTAAGCCTTGGTTTGGTTCTATTGGTGGATTCTATTATAAGATGTTTACGGGTGATAATTTTGGTGGAGCTACTGGCGATTTAACAGGCACATCTACAGCTATTGGGGCAGCAACAGTAACAGATAGTACAGCAACATTTTATACTACTGATGATGGCTTAAAAGATATCTATGTTTATTTATTTGATACTGATGGGGATTTTCAGGAAAAACAGAAAATATCATCTAATACTGGAACAGTTATTACCGTTGATACAAATTGGACTTCTTCTCCTGTTGCAGGTTGGACTTATGAAGTTGGTTCAATTCGTTCATTTTGGGAAAGTAAAGTGTTTGATTATGATGTTGATACTCAAAAATCAATCAATAATATTATTATAGGATATAAGAAAGTTGCGTCAACCTCTGTATTAAGGGTAGAATTTTATTACTCGCAAGATGCGGACATGGAAAGCGACACAAGAAATGATTATGTTCAGTTCGATTTAAGCAAAACAGCTTACAGGATACCGCTAAGATTAAAGAATAACAGATTCAAATATATGAAGTTTAGAGTGAGTATGCACGGTGTTAATAATCCTAGAGAATTTTACTCTTTAGCTTACGAAATCAAGAAAATGAAGAGGTAATATGAGCTATAATTTACCAAAACCACCACATATAAATATAGATTTAGGCGATCCCAACAATCAAGAACAGGCAATAACTGAGCTTATTAATTACGCTTACGAGCTATATAATGCTAGAAATGAAGATAT